ATCTGCTCTTCTTCTGTTTGCCCTGTAGTAGAAGGTTGAGACTGGTTATCTAGCATTTGTTTAATGAGTTCTCGATATTTACCCACTTCCTCACTATGTCTACTATAAACCTGCTCCACATTCTGGTGCATCTCAATAACATCTCTAAGTGATTTTCCCGCATACTTATCTGGTATCTCATAACCGTCATCTTGATTTCCTTCGGCAATCTCTTCTACATTACCCTCTTGCGATTCTGCTTGGATTTCTTCCGATGGTTGTGTTTCATCCAGTTTTTCTGTTATGGTTTCCTCACTTGTTGCTGTTTCTTCTGCTACTATACTCATTTTGGTCTCCGCCCCGTAGGGTTATGAAGTTATTTTATTCTGGCGTCTCGTCTTGAGATTGTTCCAGAGCTGTTTTTGTTGCTGTTTGTAAACTTAATACTAAGTTTATAATCAACAACTGACCCTTGGCGTGCCAAAGGTCTTGCTCAGAGTTTATAGTGTCGACATTGCCTGCACTACTCTCTAAATTTTTGAAGTCATCAATCAGGTCTCGCCATCCATCTGACTCCATCATAGCCAATCTATCCTCTAAAAACTGAATATCTGTTTTTGCGGACATAGATTACTGAACTTGTCTACTTATGTTAGAAACATTACCCGCCGCCTTTGCTTTTGCAAGGTTTAGCAGTGTTTCAGACTTTAAGTGTTCCACTTCTGGGATATTTCTTGCGGTTTCAGACCGCTGATTCTCGATATCAGCCCTAGTTTTCTCCACACCAATGGCGTCTTTCTGGAGTTTGAGGACTCTCTCTTTAATATCCAACTCTGTAGGTTGTTCGGTTAGGGCATCTGACTGCCACTTCATGGCTTTCGCCCTTTCTTCTTCCGCTTCTGCTAATGTTTTCTCAATATTCGCCTGCGCTTGTTGCATCTGCAACTGAACAACCATTTGTTCCATCTGTTGAGCCTCTGGATTAGCCTCATTACCACTCGTTAGGGCGTTTACAATCTGGTCTCTGTTGTGGATGCTGGAATTTTGGAATAATGCAAGCAATATGATATTGAATGCGGGAGAATCTTTTGGAATGGTTTGCAACATTTGAACCATCTGTTGCATTTCTAACTCTTTTGCCATTATCCCCATCGTTGAGTAAGGGATAAATTTGTAGTCTGCCACTGGATATCTGTCCACATCAAACTGAATCTTTCGCCATATAGATTTGTTAATCATTGGTATGAGGAAAGTGTTCTGAAAGTTCATTAATGTACGCTTTTGTCTTTTTATTGATGCAGATTGCATCATCGACATACCAGAAGCTGTCTCGTTTCCACCAAGGCTTGTATCATTAGAGCCAGTACCCATCTGAATCATGTTTTGCAGAGCCGCCACTTGGTTAAATGTGGACGGGTCTGTAGCCCCCATGTCTAAAGGCATGATAGCATCTCTTGGTGAGCCGTTTGTAAGAAGTGTTTTACCAGTTCTTACCTCAAACTTACTACCTCGCGGCAATCTTGTCGCATCTGCCGCCATCATTGGGGTTGTTGTGAACGCAAGCGAGTCTATTCTCGCCCGCATTTCTGCATCGAGTGCCTTCTGAGGGTTGTAACCCTTCTCACAGACACCTCTGCCCCAAAACTTATTAGGAACAATGTCGTGCTGATAAGAGATGAAAGGTCTATCTTCCATCATAAAGGCGTTTTCTTCGACTCTGAGGATGTATTCGTCATTACATATCGTAACAACAGCCTCTACCAGTTCATCACTCTTAGTATATTCAAAGTCATCTTTGTCTGCTTTCGGTTTAAGGAATCTTTTGGGTACTTTGCCCCAATATTCGCATATCTTTACAGAGTCTGATTCATCAGCAAGCCTTGTTTCTGGGTCGAATCCCATTCTTACTACGTCATAATCACCATCAAGAGGGACATCACGGTAAATTCCTGACTGAATTCCTTGAACAACGTGGTATCTAGGCTTAATCACCTCATGGGCAACGCCAAGAGCCTCATCTATGCTGTTTGCAGATGGGTCTATTAAGAATTCTTGCGGCGCGATGGGCTCAATACGCACATCAATTGACGGATACTCCGTGACACTGCGCGTTCCAGTGAGTGAGCCCTCAACTGGGTTCTCTACTGGGGCTCTTTCTATTGTTTGGTCAACAACAATCTTGGCGATACCTGTACCATATATAGCGCCATTCAAAAAAACCTCTGCAATCGAGTCTTTAACGCCAGTTTTTTCTAAATCTTCTTGTAATAAGTTGCGAACATACTCCGCATCTATATTTCCATTGCCATCTAAAGCATCATCTTGAATATCAAACCATTTTCCACGACCAAATGTTGCCTCTTCCAACTCAGCAACAGAGGATTCTACGGCTTGCTGTAATGCGGGCGCAATTAACTTTGACCGCTCCGCCTGTCTTGTTTTGTCAGACGCATCCCAAATACCACGCCATAGCCGATAATACTCATTCCACTTTTGAGAGTGGTTTGTATCTCTGTGTGTTCTCCACCCTTCTAATCTGTACATCAACCAAGAAGCTAATGCTTGGTATTGGCTCTCTCTTTTATCGAGCATAAAATTTTATCTCCAATAAACTCCGCCGATTATAACATAAAAAATATATTTTCCTTAACAATTATCATTATCATTATCATTATCATTACCAAATACGAATGATAATCATTCTAATGTAGAACATTATTAGATGGTTTAATCTCTATAGTTCCATCCAGCAACATCTTGCATATTGATAAATCAACAATACCATTGTATTGGGCGTTCTCTTCTGTTTCAATCATGCTGGCAATAATGTGGCAAGCCATAACATACCTACTTGGTAGATTATCCTCCTTACTACTAAACTCCAGTACCTCGTCAAACTCCTCTTCGCTTAATTCTTCAATATCCAGAAACATCGTCTAATGGTCTCCAATCTTCTTCTAATTCAATTGAGTGTGCAAAGTCAGCCACACTTACTTGGTCTATATATGCCAGAGCATCAATCATATCATCATGCGCCAACCTGTTTGGGAAGTCTAGCAATTGAGAGGTAAACTCTCGCCAATCCTTATCAACATTAAATGTTATCTGACCGTGCTCAAGCCTACCCTGTAGAGCCCAAGTTATCCTGTCGTTCTTCTTCTTTCCCCCGTGCCGCAATTCTATAATGGAAACGAACCTATTTTCGGTTCTCATTTCATCTTCCAAGTAGGGTAATATAGCGTTTCGTAGCGAGCCAGTCTCAATGCCAACGGTAGAAGACTCAACAGCAATAGCAGATTTAAGTATTTTCTTGGCGGTTTCCTTGATATTCCACCTGCCATGAAGGATGTCTTTCACCCACCACTTGTCTCTATCTATCTTAACAATGGCAATCGCGGTCTCATCAAGTCGACTTCGCTTTAGGTTTCTTTCTTTTTCGTTGCTCTCATAACCAGCAGGGTCAATAGCAATAACATAACTGCCCTCCTCTGGCTCTTCATCGACCTTAAACCATTCTTCCTTAAATATTCCGCCAGTAAATGTCTCAAACGATGCCTCGAACTCTTGTCTAAACGACATAGACGACATTGTTTTCCTTGAGGCGTCTATCTCATCTTTTGGTAGGAAAGGATTATCAACAGAGGTGAATTGAAACGCATCCCAGTCTTCATCCTCAAGAGCGTCTTTGTATAAATCAAAAAAGTGGTTCTTACCAGCGGGCGTACCAATAAACAAAGCGCCACCCCTAACATCTGCCAGAGTGGGGCGAATAATCTGCTCCCAAACCACGGGCTTCATGGAAGCATACTCATCAAGCACAACATAAGTCAAACCAACACCACGCAGAGTTTCAGGTCTGTCTGAGCCTTTTAAGAATATCTTTCTGCCGTTAATCAAAGTCAAAACAGCCGTATTCTCGTGTGCGGCGGCGATTAAATCTTTGCCCAACTCTTTAAGCATCCCCCACATAATATCTTTGGCTTGCTGGAAAGTTGGAGCAATATAGAATACATCCTTATCTTCCGATTGTATGGCATTAATCAACAACAACCACGCGGACAAATAAGACTTCCCAAATCTACGACCAGCGGCAACAATCTTAAACCTTTTGTCAGAATGAAATATCTTTAACTGCGCTGGGTGCAGGTCTATATTTAATTCAGCCATTTTCAGACACGTTTACAATAACCTCATCCTCATCTTTCACCTCTGGATTAACCAGCCTCTCATTCGGGGTAGACTCAATCTTTTGTTGAATAGAGTCCAACGATGCCACATTAATAATAACCTGCGAATCGGTCTTGGCACGATTAGGGTCAACCGCCTTATGTACGGGCAATATTCTATCCATACACATCTTCAAGCAATGTACATCACCATCAACAAGAGCCTTCTCAATAACCTTGTTAACAATCTCTACGCCCTTCGCGGACATTACCTCTCTAGCAAGTATTGTATATTTATTAACAGAGCCCTTTGGTCTACCAGTAGGATTAAGTGGCTTCATTCCCTTATACAGTGCGGGGTTGCCTCTTTTTTTCTTCGTAGTCATAAATGTTTACTATAAATATCTAATTGCGGATTATAGCACACTTTATTGAGAATGGTTATCGTTTGTGTTGAAAGTTCGTTTTTTGTGGGTTGGAGGTATTTTTTATCAATTCTTCCACCAATGAGCCTCCCCCTGGGGGGGAGTTCATTGGATTGCTTAGCTTTGGCTAAGCAATAAGAGCGTATCACCACGAGGTACAAGACCGCGAGATTGGATATATCAGGATGGCACGCTATGAGCCTGCGAAATAGCGTCTTAAAAACAATTGGCAATTGTTACGAGCCTGCGAGTAGCAAGAAGCCAATACCTTATAAGCCCGAGCAGAGCGAGGGCAGATTTTTTTTACAGCGATGAGAGTGAAAAAGAAAGAGAGAAGGATTCAATACCCACACCCAACAACACGACAACAGCCAGCAACCAAAAGAAGCACCAACACGCCCGCGCTGATGCTTTTAAAAAAAGGTCGTTTAGACCAGTAACGAGCGAAGCGAGGCGCAGAGAGAAATAACAGCTTGGATAATTCTGCTAAGAATTATCGAGCAGACAAGCGAGTGAAACGGAGCGCGTCAGTTGGAACAAATCAACAACCAGCAATTTATTATTATCTGTATTTAAGAATTAAAAAAGCCCTCATGTTTGAGGGCTCTTATTTATTGGCAGTAGCTAAGTTCGATTTTAGCGGATGTTTCTTTTTTCCGCAACCCGATTCGGGGAAAAAATACCGTCAATAAGAACTCCCCTATTTTCTAATTCTATCACCACCTCGAGAGGCAAATTATAAACGCCGTCATAGTCCACGAGCTCACCATCTTCAAACCACAAACCACCGCCACACTCTTCACCCAAAACATGGTGCTCAAAATATCCATAAGTGCCAAGAACATTTATACAAACATCGAAGTTTTTAGTTGTTGTTACTTTGTAATTGTTTTTCATCACTCACCCCCAAAAAGATTATTGACAGATTCAAATACTTTGTTATAGCAATTGAAGTCGTACCAGTCTGACATTGAGTTTGGATGTTTTTTATCAAAGTAATAATTTCTAAAAGAAATCATGCCCGCGAGTAAATCGTTCCCAGTGTTAGACCACCATTGCATATTTTGAACGGCTTCATCTAGGTCTATGTCTTGTTTGAATTTTTTTGGTAAATGTATCATTTTTCCAGTCTCCAAATGCGGGGGGTTTTTACGCCCCCCGTTAAAATTATTTTTCTTCTTCTTGTTCTCTTTGGAACAAATCTAGGTCGTTCATTAGTTCAATGCACTCGGACAATTTATCAATTTCATCTGAATATTGAAAGTCAACAAGAACCGTTACCATAAAAATGTTTTTATCGTGGTCGAGAGTTGTTGTTACTGTTTTGGTCGTATATCTATTTTCTAAAAAATGAAATGCAACATTTAAAATTTTACGTGCTGTAAACATTGCAGACGCGTCTTCAAATTTAAAATTCATTTCTTGTTTAGTTATTTTTTTCATTTTGTTCTACCTGTAAAGTTAGGAATATTTTTTAATGGTTTTCCCTTTGTCCATGAGTAATATTATACACACCTTATATACTTTGTGTTAAAAGAATCAAAAGATTTTCATAATATGAAATAAAAAAGGGCAATCAATTCTAAGGCGTTAAACTGTCCATTCTAGAGGACTTTATTTTTAGCAATAGCATAGCATTACTATATACGAGAACGTTGAATTGATACTCTCAAGAAAATAATTTTCTTCTTAGTAAACACGATTTCGCCACACCAATTCATTGGTGATTAAAGGCACGAGCATAGCGAGTCCGCTCACGAGCGAAGCGAGTTTATTTGCACGAGCGTAGCGAGGCATTACTTAGCCCGAACGAAGAGAGGGCAAAATTTTTCAGACGAAAAAATACCCGACTAAATTAATCGGGTATTTGGTTTAGGGTTTTGGTTAGGCTGCTTTTTCTTTTTGCTTTTGCAATTCTTCAAGGTGGCTCATTGATTTATTTGCAAGCGCCGAGGCTCTGAAAATAAACTTCTTGTCATCTTTCAAAACCTTCAACCAAGAAGCAATATATTTTTTGTGGTCAGCGTTCACTTCTTGCTGTTCAATTCCAAACTTGACCGACTGAAAGCAAGCACCCAGCTCGGCAACCAGCTCTTCGAATGCGTAAGCTTCAGTTCCAAAACCGTTGCCAAGTTTTCTATTGCATCTTGTTTTGTGCCCCGTCCAATGTGTGAGTTCGTGGAACAGCGTGCCATAATATCCTTGCAAAGCAGTTGCATCTTTTGTATCAATAAAATTTTCCTTAGGTGGCATTGTAATCGCATCGCGTTTTGAATTATAAAATGCTCTGTTACCCTTGTGTGAAATACTAGCGCCCGAATTAGTCACCCACTTTTCTGCATCTTCATGCGAGAAAGTTTTAATATCCTCTTTGACTGGTGGTTTGTATCCCTCTGTTTGACTCATGTTCCAAACTCTGTAAGTTTTTAACAGCGGAAATTTTTGCGGGTTGCCGTCTTTGTCGGTGTGAGTTTTTGACTCAATCATTTTATAGAAAACAATCTCAGTGTGATTTGTCATTTCGTCATAACGTATTCTCAAGTTCGCTTGCTTGTATTGATTAAGCGTACCCCAAACACCGCTTGACATATTTTTAAAAGACAAGATTAAAAAGTTAATGCCAGTATAATTTTTTTTGCTGACCATATTAATGGGCATTTCTGAATCGCCGACCCATTGTTTTTTCCAGTCCGTACCATACTCCAGCACAGTGTCATAAAAATCTTGTGTGATTTTGTCATAAATTTTGTGGTTCATTTTTGTTGCTCCGTATTATTAAATAGTTTCTTTCTTTGTTACTAAGTATATTATATCAGATATATATAATTAATATACTAAATCAATAGAAAAATATTCAACATAAAGTGAATT